ATCTTCGGAAGAACATGGAAGGATGCGCCCACAAACAGCACCATCAGGATACCAATCCAGCAGGTTCCAAAGACTAAAGCTGTAAGGTATGCATGAGTGATATCTTCCGGTTTTGTTGGATTACGACCTCGCAGAGAAATACCTTTCTTAACACCCTCTTGGAATGGTTGTATATTCTCACCACCAACAACATGGTTGAAGGTTGTTGGCCATGTGGGTCTCTCAACTGTTTGCCCTAAAGAACGTAATTCAGACCCAACTACTTTAGCACCCTGTGCAACAGGTCTCATTAGCGGGGCAACAACCATCTCAGGATAACTGCCTTCTAACGCTTGTTGTTTCTCCAAATACTTCCTGTATTCCGGATTACTCATATCTCGAGGTGCGGTATCTAGCACACTCCTCCATTCCTCACCTCGTGATCCTGCCATAGTACCTCCTCAAATCCATGTAATATTAGGTTCAGAAAACTGTCCAGCCCTCTGAGAGAATGGAACAGTGTTGTTTGTCAGACGATCATGGTGTGTACGTACTACTTCTAACGCTATAGCAAGAGCAATAACAGTGTCATCATTGTACCCTTGTTGTGCCCCTGTTTTACCTGAGTCATCAGCAGAGTAGTAGGATAGCTCCTGGATGATCTGTCGGGAGGGTAACCAGATATCGTCATTCTCAATAGCATTCTTCAGGAAACCTATGATCATGGGTTTTGAGGCAGAAGTAGTTCTCCAGCCCACCCGAGTACCTTCCTCTTTGGATACATTAGCTGCTTTGGTTTGATAGTACAGGTTAACATAGCTCATTTGAGTCAACCTGTTTAGTGTTGCTATACCCATGTTGTTGGATTCAACAGCTAACAGGGAGTTATTGTAGTACCGTCCTAAGTAGAACAATACATCACCGAACTGCGAGGGGTCAATTAAATTGTTCCTGTATACAGCACATACTTCTCGTTTAGCATTCATCACAACAGCAGCAGAGTAGTCTTTACCTACACCTAAGGATACATCAGCACCTATAGCAAAAGAGTCATCAAAGGTGGGATATTTGTATATCTCGATGGATCCCTGTCGGGCATCCTCCATCATGCAGGATTCTAGGTTGAACTCTTTACGGGACAGGATTGGTTGTGGTACCAGCTTGTTGATCTTCTTCAGATTGAACACATTAGAACCAGATGATACAAAAGCTTCTTCAGGTGTGGCAGGATACTCTTGTCTGAATTTGTCTCCACCACTCTCAGATACCTTCAGACGTCTCCAGTAGATCTGTCCATCAGTTAACGAGTGTTCAGCTGCTAGGAGTTCCTCCTCAACAGTCTTCTCAAAGTTAGGTGGGGGCATGCGGGTATATTCACCCATCAGGAACCATGGTACGAAAATAGGGAGATACTCATTCTCACCATTAACTGCACCCATCCACAGCCTGTGGAACTCGTTACCTATACCGTTAGCAGTACTTTCGAGAATAACTTCGGTACCGTCAGCTTGGGAGATCCCTTGGAATAGTCCAGCCAAGATCTTGACGTCGTGAACCCAGAATGCGACCTCAGAGAGGTGGGCAATAGTTGGGGTGGTACCTCGTCCAGCCTCGGGAGCACCCGCCGTATACAGACGGTATCCTGAATCATTATGTTCAAAGATAATCTCTTTGGCATTACTCTTCCTGAATTTGGGTCGGTAGTCTTCAGGCATATTATCAATAGTGTTACGAGACATATTGAAGAGAGTGTCTGAGGTGGCAGCATCATGCGCCATAACGACTGATTTGTTGTATGCATTGAAGTAACTCTTCCAGAATACTCGTGCTGTGGTGAATGTGGAGAGACCCATCTGTCGTGCTTTGAGGATGATTACCCTGACACGACCAGTCTCGCGGAGTTGCTTCTCAATAGCCTCATTTACAATGTCCTGTGCTGCATTGAATTCGAAGGGCTGAAAGCCTTTGGAGGAGTCTTTGGGGAGAATTTTGATTTGTTCTGCCGCGAACGCCTTGAAGTTAGTCTTGTAGAATGCTAGTCGTTCCCTCTTTTTTGCTTCTCGGAGGGCTTCCAGCCTCTGCTTGTTTGTTAGTTGTGCCATGTGTCATAATTCCTTTTACTATTAGGTACCGACTCCCCGAGGGGGTGAGTACCGACTGTTCTACTCTTGATTTACTCAAGCTGATTCAGTCAGAAATATAATCCAATAATTTTTTGGAGTGGTTTTTGGGAGAAATTTTGGTGGGTGTCCCTGTGTTTGTGTGAAAGAATCAGGGTGTGTGTTTGGGTTCGCCCTTGTTCCTTTTGGGCTCCCCCCTGTGTTCCCTCTGGCGGTCGTGCTGTGGCGCGGTGCTCGGTCGCTCTCTGTGTTGCGCTGTTCGGTGGTGTGTTGTGATCGTCTCCTCCTACTCTTGGGAGGTGGCTCGTGACCGCTCTCCCGTTCGCTTCCTTGACGCCTTGGCTCGTGCTCGTGCTGAGGTGGTGGGCTACCCTAACCCGTCTTACATGCTTGATGTGTGTGTGTCTGGTCTGGAGATCGCTCGTGCTCGTCCCGTTGTGGATGCTCGCGAGGTGTCTTTCTGGTCTGTCTACTTGGTGGTGTACTCGGAGTTGCTGTCATAGCTCCTTCTGGGTTGGGCATCCGTGTGGTGTCCTTCCCAGAGTGTGCTGTCGTGGTGTTCGTTCGCTACGCTTCGCGTGCTCTGGTATGCCCATTGTGGTGTGGGTATACCAGAGCGTCTGTTACCGTGTTGTGTAACGGCTCTTGTGCGGTTCGTCCGCTGAAAGGTCTGTCATGTCTATCAAAGCCGTTCGCATGTTCGTTGTTAGGTTGTTCGACAACGTAACATACACTACATCCAATACGTTGGTTGCTGCTATGTTAGAAGATAGCGAGCATACGTTTGTTGAGACAACGCAGTTGATTGTCGACACAGATGACAACAGCTGGATGAACAATCAGGTGTATGTCCTGACTTGGTGGTCTGATGTTGATAACACATACAAGAAGACATACCATGCCAGCCTGATCAACCTCGGTAAGATCTTGGCTAAATGGGAAAGCCCGGTTAATCCCGAGCTGTCTATGGTTGTTGTGATCGGATAACATTCCGGTATGCTCATTGTGGGCATACCAGAGTGCATCATGCACCTAACGCTGGTATCGTTACTACCAAGAAGGATCGTATCTTCGATCCGCTTATGTTCTTGAAAGGAACAATCATGTCTCATCTGTACATCATCTCTGGCACTGGTCGCTGCCGTTACACCCTCAACGCCATTAACATCTCGTCTATCATGGACGAGGACTTCAATGAGATCAGCACGGAGTTCATCTGGGATGAGATCCCTGAAGAATCTACCACGATCTATCACATCCAATACTGGGATACTTACAGACAGAAGTATGCCCACGTGTATTGCTTCTCTAAGAACATGTTCATTGAGGCTATCAATAATCTCCAGCATCAAGAAGATCTGTCTATCAACATAGGTTTCTTGGAGTGATAACTCTTCAGTATACTCCACGGGGTATACTGAAGGGCATCAGGTGATGCTCTCCACGCTGGTATCGTTACTACCAAGAAGGATCGGCTCTTCGATCCGAATATGTCTTGAAAGGACATCATCATGGCTACTCGTACTTCCTTCGCTGCTCCTGTGTTCTACAACATGGCATCTTCTTTGGTTTCTCCAAAGGCAGAACCAATCACTGCTAACACTGTTGCATTCAAGTGTCTCACACCTGATGCAGCAATGAAATACAGTGAACCACAGTGCATTGTTGCTATCCACTACAACGACAAGACTCGTGAGATCAGGGTCGTTGGTGAGGATACTAACGTTCGTGTCTGCAAGATTGATCGTCTGCCATCGATTGAATTCGCTCGTGAGCTGTATGCCACACTGAAGGCATGCAAGGAGTCAGGTAAGATCATCTGCTTCCAGGCTGCTGGTGGGTTCTCACCCAACAAGTGGTTCTGTGGAATCGTGAAGGGTTAATACCTGACCAGTCTTCACGGCTGTATAAAAGTGAGACCTACACGGGGTAAGTACCGTGTGCATTTCCTAATCGTCATTATCCAAAGGAATTATCATGACACACATGTTAACAAAGAAGTTCAACATCACCGAAATGAACATCGCCCACACAGATCTCTACGGAGCACTCGCCGAGTTTGGTGCATTCGCTGTATGGATCTCGCCAATGACCTTCCTCATCATGGCACCAACCAAGGGTGCTCTGGAACTCTTGGCAGGTGTATCCACTGATTTCAGTGGTGACATTATCGAACTCAAATAACCATCAAGGAATACACATCATGTACCACGTCTTCTCACGTAACTCAGGTAAGCTCGTCACCAAGATCATCATCGAGGCAACAATCCTCTTGACAATATATCCAGCAGACAAGTATGAAGTTGTCATTTACTGAGTCTTCAGACGAAGCCTTTACGGATAAGGAGTATTAAACAAATGAGATCAACAACACACGTTATCTTCCTAGCTATCATCCTGGGTATCCTCCACATATGTCTACCCGAAGTCGCTAAGCCAGTGATCAATGGAAATTATATCTACTGGGTAGGTCTATTGGCTGGCATCATCGGGTTAGCAGGTCAAGTAGGTATTCTCATGCTGGAGATCCAACAGGATCTTCGAGATGCAGAAGAATTGGATTTAACACAAACTAAGTATGAAAGCAGGTAATATCATGAAGAAGTATATGCTATTGACACCCTTGAAGGGATCAATGTTTGGTGTAACAACACAACAGCTAATCAGGACTCTTAAAGAGAACTCTTGTGGTCATGAGGTGGTACTCATGCATGACGATACCTCAGTGGTATACGCCACAGCATCCTCACCGGAGATCCTTGGAGAGTTCTGTTCTCTGAATGACGTCCCTGGATTAGTAATTGAATATACAGGAGTATATGATCAGGTGATAGATTAATCACACAGGTATACCCTACCCATACCCCACCCATAATTTCCTCAAGAAAACATACCGCTATTATATTCTCTTAATGACTGTACTCGTAGATACATGTCTGGAGAGCAGGTAGAGGTACTTGGGAGAGATAGCGGGGTGGAGGTAATGTGTGGGGTCGAGAAGTCGAACTTAACCTATATAACAAACAGATATATAGAACCTAAACTACATAACCAAAGGGCATACTATCATGGCATCCTCTAACTCATACTACACATCCTTCCCCGGTGGTTCCTTCGAGCTAGTTAAACGATACCTTGAAGGGGCAACCATCATGTTTCATGATAAAATAGTACCTCCATATAAGGAGCCTGACGACATCTTCAGATTGTCTCACTCTGAGTTCACCTTCAAAGTAATCCGTAAAGTAGAAACACGATACTACCAACACTTCTACCGTGAGAGTCTGCTACAATGCGATGAAGATGACTGTCCTACCCTGTCTATCGATATTGACATTGAAACACAACAGATCCTATCAACTAAGGTACTTGCGCAATGATCGTATACCGTGTAGAAAATGCTCATAATCCATACGCAGGGAGACCTAGAGGGGTATATAGGTATGAGAAGAACTGGTCCAAGCTACCATCACCTAAAGATGATGGTATAAACTGGTATATGTCAGGTACGAATGTATGCGCTACTAAATCCATCAGACAGTTCCGTCTATGGTGGTCTTCCATAGGATCTCTCAAAAAGATCCCTGAAGCGAAAGTGGTTATGTTAAAGATATCTCCTGAGTACGTAAAGAAAGGAAAACATCAAGTAGTCATCAGAAGAGATAAAGCTATAGAGGTTGGTACCCTCTCAAATAAGTACACTCGTCAATTTCATAAGGAGTCCAAATGATCATCTGTCTATCTACCACCCTAAAGGAACATCTCTGTACCCATGGAGATACACTTGAAGAAGCCTTTGACGAGTTCACTGAGTTGATTGACAACAGTATCACCTACGATGATGTACAGTTCGTGGACCTTGGAGTGAATCCCTCTTTTGATCGCTATGAGCTAGTGGTTCGTCTGAAGACGAAGAACGAATAAAGTTGATTAAAATCAACGATAAAAGAGTCGGTACCTAAAAGAGAACTTCCCTGACAAGTATTATTAATAGTATATCTTAAAGGATATCCTTAAAGGACATCATTAAAGTACATTCATTGTTGTTGATTATTCTCTTATAGGGAATAAACAACAATACATTACATCATTAAAGGGTATTCTCTTAAGGATACCCTATAAGGAACACTTAAATGACCAAACACATACACCATGATCTGATATCTGAATGGATCTCCAATCCTTCTGCTTACACTGTTGAGATGATGTGTTCAGATCCATCACTATGGCGTCCTATCAAGAACCCTCTGTGGGATCCAGCGGTGAAGTACCGTTTAATACCTATTCCACAGAAGAAGTATTTCTACTATACTCCTACCTCAAGCTCCTGGTCTCAGACCAATAAGAAGGCTGATGAATGGTGTTGGAAACTTTCTTTTGATGTTGATAAGTATGGATACCCTATCAAAGGGTCATTCTCAATGGAATACAACTTACCCAATGAGGACTCCTCAACCCAGACCCTCTTCTGACAGGATTCTACTCAACTCCTCATCAGTCAGATCAACCATTTTAGTTGTTACTGACTTCTCAACACGTTGTAGCTTAGGTTGTTCATACTCAGCCACTAGGTTAGCATACCTAGCTGCATCCTCATAGTTCTTTTCACCCAATGCCATATGCATACACATACGGAGGACTTCCACACCAGTAATATCCGGCATATCTTTCTGTGCTTGAATGAAGGCTTTAGCCGACATTTTAAACTTCTCTCGTACTTCTTTAGCAGCTGCTCGTGCAAGAATACTCTTCTGAGACATCTCTTTAGCTTGTTCTACCGTGCATGTCCTGCGATGAGGGACGAGATTAGCTAGGCTCTTTGGATTCATTTTCATTGTATTGTACCTTTCAAATTAAGTTAGTGATTCGTCTTCTTGACGAAGAACGCTATCCTTAATAGGTACCAACTAACTCCTGACTGACACAAATCATGACACTCTCTAAATTCATCCGTACATCCACCACTCTCCGTAATGCACCCTCGAAAGGAACTAATATGAACGAAGCTACTAACGTCATCCTGAAAGATGTAACCCTCTTCTGGCCTAAGCTGGACAAACCTGTTGAGCCATTTGGTACACTCCAGTATGAACTCCAAGTACAGGTCCCCAAGAAACGTGAGAAAGAGATCTCTGCTTATGGTAAGGTAAAGGCACAGGAAGGTGGTATGGTCTCCATCAACCTGAGGAAGAAAGCTGAGAAGGCTGATGGTACACCTGCTGCCAAAGTGCGTGTTGTTGATGCCTCCAAAGAACCTCTTGATCCTAAGCTGATTGGTAATGGATCCAAAGGTAACGTCATCCTGATGCTCAAAGACTATCAAATCAAGGGGCCTCGTGGTAACGTCACCAAAGAAGGTACCTCTGTTATGCTCACAGCAGTACAAGTTACTGAATTGGTAGAATATGAACGTAAGAACTCAGGTGATTTTGTTGACTTTGATGATGAGACTACTGAGAGCTCGACTCGAAGCTTTGATGGTGCTGATGAGCCAAAGAAGGCATCTCCAAAGAAGACAGCTAAGAAGGCATCCTTTGATGACATGGAGGATGACATACCCTTCTAAGCAGTAGGTTGTAGTCATACTGACCACTAACCCTAACGAATAACCGTTAAAATACATCACAACTTGATGCTAATCTAACGAATAACCGTTAAACTACCCCTTATAGGAACACCACCTATAAGGGTTCTTTATTCAAGGACTCTCATGGAAACAACAGTCTACTGGGTAGCTAAATTTAATGATGATGGTTTTGATGAACTAATCACAGGACCATTCGCTCAATTTATTGATGCTATTGATTCAATAACCGATCTAGATTTACTAGGTTCATTACGTTCGGACACGCACCATATGCGAATTGACCGCAAGGTCCGCCGCTACTGCGAACGGTGCGGATTTAACCCCGCACAGGTGGCAGTAATCCGCACCGGGGGTAAAACCTTGGCGCGGAAGGCAAAAGCCTGGAAGCGGGCTTAACCACACCGCCCGGCATGGCGTAAAACATGCCGCCCAGCACTGAGGCGCATATCAGGCAAAAGGCCCGCCAAGTGCGGGTTTTTTTCGTCTACGGCTAAGGTTTGCGGTAAATGCGACACAATCAGCTCAACTCTTTTGAGGTAACGCCCGAGCTAACGTGCGGCCGTAGGCCGTCGCGTTGAGCGAAGTGTTAGACAGCACCCTACGAGGAAACAACGATGGCAAACGACATAGCAACATGCAAGCAATGCCGGCATAAGACGGCTGACCACTACTGCGCCAACCCGCGCACCCTAGACACGAACGGCAAGCCATGCCTTGCGCGGCATGTCTGGTACGTGAGCTACAACAACCGAGGTGATTACTGTGCTGGAAAGTTTTTCGAGCCGCAGCAAGTGCCGTCTAACGCTGAGGTAACCGGCGCATGACGGCGGTTTTATCGCCGGAAGGCGTCCGTGTTGACCGCCGTGTTATACGGCGTACCGCCAGCGCCGACTTTTGAGGAAACACGATGCTTGAACTGGACAAGATTCACTGCGGCGACAACTGCGACTTGCTCGGGCAACTGCCGCGAGAGTGCATTGATTTGGTGGTGACAAGCCCGCCATACGATGACCTGCGCACCTACGGCGGACACTCTTGGGATTTCATCG